ATCGCCGAATAGGTGTGATCCGTCAAATGCCGTAAGATATACGGTTCAATCACCTGTAAGATTGCCCATTGACAAATTCGATCCGGGAAATACGGTAACTTGAAAATTTCACGTTCCTTGCCGTTTTCTTTCTTGATGAACGATTCATATTCCGATGTGCGGTATGTGTGGTTTACAAGCATATCTTGAAGTTTCTGCAAATAACCGTCCACGTCCGCATCAACCGCTTTTACTTCCTCATACCAGCCCTTTCCTTTCTTTGCGTGTAGGTGTGCTTTTCGTAGGTTATCCATACTGCAAATTTGCTGATACAGATTACCTATTCGCTTCATGTGTCGGATTCCTTTTTGTATGCACTAACCTGAACCTTCGAGAATTGAAAGTAAACTTTCAAAACCTACCAATACAAGCCTGTTTATTTTTCCACCTTCCCACGGGTTGCCCCATGAAAAGGTTGTTTTGCCATGTGGCACGGTGTCCGGGAATACAGATATATAAAACACCCCGCCCGGCAAAAGGCGGGGTGTTTCGTGCATTTACTAACTGCCTGCTGATATTCCGATTACGATTACTGGAAGCATTATTCAGATTCCAATAGAAAGCTCCTGCATTAGCGCTGTTATTCCATTTACTGCCTAATTTAGTAACCTTTTTCATGGTTTCTATTTTGCTTTTCGTTGTTCATCGGATGAAACAACAATACTCCCCGGAACACCTATTTCAATTTTAATTCAAAGCGATTTGAACGGCGTTACGCTGCGGCGCTCTTTTTGGACGGTACATACACCAACCGCCCGCTGATACTCCGATAACGACTACCGGAAGCATTATCCAGACTCCAAGAGAAAGCCCCCGCATAAGCGCCGCTATCCCACGCACCGCCCAATATAGCAACCCGCCAATTATTGTAAGCGTTCCAAAAATAATCTGAAACGGGAAGGGCGCTTGTTCCGGCGTTTTCCGTGGGAATGAACAGCCAATCAAATTCTTCGCTATAACCGAAAGCGGAAATATAACCGCCCGTTGTATATACGGGACAAATGCCCGTGTCAACGTAGGGGTCAGTTCCCTTATCATCGGCAAAGCCATGATCCGCAACGAAAAGCCGCCCATGCTGCCCGGCGAACTGTTCCGGCGTGGTGTTCGTCCAGTCAGCGGGATTCTGTTCGTTCATGCCGTCAACCCAAGTCCAAATGTTGCCCCAAAAGTTTTCTTCCCCTCTGTAAGAAACAATCTGAACTTCGTTGGAATTGTTGACCGCCCCGGAAGCGTTACCCAAAGAAGCGCTGCCCCCGGTGTTTTCCGTCATGCTGGAAGCGCCATCGTCAACCTTTGAAACAGCGCCCATGCCAATATTCGACTGCATATTGAAGGACGCATATTCAACCAGCATAAGAAGCTGTGAAGCGGCGGCGGTTGCGGCGTAAGACTGTTCCCAGCCCTTGCCCCTGTTGTTTGCCAGCTTGCGGGTGTTCGCCCTTGTCAGGGCGTTCGTAATGCCGGAAGCGGGTTTTGCGTTCGCAATGCTGGAAAGTTTATCAGCGGCAAAATCAGCGGTAACAGCATCGTCCTTGATATATGTTTCGGTGTCATTGTCATAAATACTTCCTTCAAAAGCGGCAAGGTAAATGAAATCATTTTCGTTGCCATCTTCGACAAAAGCGGGGTGAACCTTGAACCCGGCTTTCGGCTGCGGGGAAACGTAGTAACGGGCTTTTCTGATATGGTGTCCCTGATTCTGCCCTTCGTTGATAATTTCAGTAACCAGCGGAACAACCTTGTAATAAAACTTCGGTTGTTCAACCATAACCTGCCCGTTCGTGCCGTCCTCTTTGTAACCAGCGCCGCCGTGATAGGCTTTCACCGTGCCATCGTCAGCCACGTTGCAACGTCTGCGACCGCCGAAACAATGAATATCATCAAAGCCCTTGCCGCCCGTGCGGTTCACCGCTCCGGCAAGGCGGGTGAATTTCTTGTTCGCAAGGTCAACTTCCACGCCGACAATATCCGGGTCAGTATAGCCAAGAATCGCCTGTAAATCGGAAATCTGCTGCTGCAAATCCTCAATATCGCCGATTGTGGCAACCGCCGCCTGATCGACTTTCAGGGAAACATTTTCGGCGTTACCCACCGTGGTAACAAGGGTAACGTAAGCGCCGGAAACGGTGATCCCGTTGTAAGGCGGCATATAACAGTTCCCGGAAGTTTCCACGGTTGCGGCGTACAGGATTTCCCCTTCCTGCGGATCACGGGCATAAAGCCCAAGCGCTTTCATGTAGTACCCCGCTGTCAGTTCGGTGTTGGTAAAGGCGGTTTCAACCTTAATCGCAACATTGTTCGTGCGGGTGACTTTGGAAATCAGGCTTGTTTGCTTCACGTCCGCAAGCGCCGTCAGCGCTTGAAGCTGCCCTTCCGTGTAGGTGTGGGAAGAAGCTGCAATTTTGGTAAACTCAATGTTACCCGTTCCGGCGATCATTTTTGCAATGAGCGCCTGTCCTTTGTCGGTGATAACCAACTTTGAAAATTCTGCCATCGTCTTTCATCCTTTCTTATTCGTCAAGATTGTTTGCTTCAAAGAATTCTGTTGACAATACGCCCGCACCAACCGAACCTTGACCGTTTATATTGAACTGTTCTTTGAAGTCATTTGTTATAACAACTTTTGCGGTATTTACTACACCGCCGCCCGGAATAGCCGCACCGTCAACCGATACGCTTTCCTTGCTGTCGTTCGTGGTAAAGAAGCGCATTGCATCCACAACAGCGCCGCCATTCAGCGCTTCGCCGCTGGAACTGTAATGTTCTTCGCTGTCGTTCGTGACAAGCGGCAACAGCGCCGCATCTGCAACCCCGCCAGCGACAAGGGCAACGCCGCTGATCGTCTGAACGATTTTCCCGTCATTCGTGATAAAGAACCTATGAGCGAAACAAACGCCGCCAGCCCAAAAAGCAAAGCCGTTCGCAACGCAAGGAATGTTATTCTTTGCCGTGAATGTGATATTGCACGGGAACATCGTTTCAATCAGGTGTTCCAATTCTTCAATTTGCCCGTACAATTCAAGGTTTACTTCCAGTTCCACCAAATAGCCATCTACAAAATGCGCTTTCAGGGTGAAATTGTTTTCGCCGCAAATCGCAATCAGACGTTCCACGAAAACCCGCCATGTGTACGGAATGGAACTGAACCACCGAATTTGTACCCTTGCACGGCGGCTTTCAAGGGTATCTTCACTTGAAGGGAAAATGTGCAACAGCTTTTCAAATCGGGAAATTCCGTATTCGTCAGCCGTTGCAATAAATTCATTTTTCAAAACCCTGTCCGTTCCTTCCCATACAAGCCGGAATTCAGGGTTTTCCGCTTCAAGTGTAACGGCGGTTTCTTTGAAGTCCGCAAGGAATGGGGGAAGGTAAGATACAAGGTCAACTTCTCTTATCATGCGCCCGCACCCCCATAAATCGGAACTTCGTATTTCCCAAGTGTCAGATTGTCCGTTTTGTTATTGATCCGGGTGTTCTCAATATCCACAATCCCCGAAATTGCCAAAAGCCGGGTTTCGATTTGAGAAACACGAACCACCAAATACGGGTTATCTGCCCACGTTTTACGCAATTCAAGCAAATATGCCTGTATCGCTTCATCAATGGAAGATTGCAAGTTGTTCCACCCGTACCCCACATCAAAGGTGATTGTGGTTTTCACGTTAATTGTGACGGCATCGGCGGGCTTCACCGTTACAACGTGTCCAATCGGTGCAAGCCCGTAACCTTCCCCGGCGTTTTGTTCGGGGTCAATCGCCGTCTGCACCGTTTGGATCAGTTCAGGGGTTGGAACGCCGTATTCAGAATTCAGGATCGTCAACAGCACCGTTCCCCCAACGGTCAATTTCTTCGCCTTTGCTGCCGAATACACGATTTCAAGCCATGCTTTCACCGTGGGATTGACCGTTCCGATAATCCCTTCATACCATTCATTCACAATTTCATTCGGGATCATATCGGCGGGGCGAATATCGCTGTTCCAAACCCTTGTTACCTTTGTACTTCCAACGCCCGGAATAGCGTTCGTTTTTTCGATATAATCCCGGACATTGCCGCCGAACGCTTTTTCATCGAACGAATTGAAATAACGGGTTCGCAAATCTTCCGTATCTTCTTCATCTTCGCCGGGAATAAGAACTTCCGTCAGCGTGGCGGTTTCCAGTCCTTCAACGTATTCAATCGGGATAAGCTGCCCGAAATACTGATTTCCGACCGTGCCGGGGGTTTCGCATTGTACCCGGTATTCGCCATCGATTTTTCCCGTTACAATGTAGTTCAATGAACCCAAATTGAACCGCTTTCCGATAACGTCAACCGTTGCCGGGGTGAACGTGCCTTTCAAAACGGCGTATGTAGCGGGGTATGGAATGATACCCCTTTCCTTGCACCGTAAGATCAGATATTCCCGTGAAGCGGTATCGCCGTACCCTTCCGCAATCATTCTGTTCAATTCAACGTACAGAATTTCAAGTTCAAGGGCTGTCGGTGAATGGGTGTCGAATATAACCGAACCTTCCCGTTTGTCGAACTTGTCTGATACCCGGTTCAACATCCGTTCAAGAATTTCCCTGTATGTTACTTCATACATCAAAAGTTCACCTCTCTTTCCGCTTCAACGTCCCCGAAAATCGTATGCGCCGTAAATGAAACATGAACCACGCCCTTTTTTGAAAGATCGAATTCAAAATTATCCACGCTTTCAATTCTATCGTCCCACGTCAGGGCTTCCGTAATGCGCCGTTCCAGTTCGGGGCAAACATACGAAACGGGCATACCGAACAAATCAAGCAATTCAATTCCGTAATTCCAACTATACATAACGTACTTGAACCGCTCTGTAAGTAGGATTTTGTAAATTGCTTGTTTCATTGCTTCCTGTCCGTCCGTATATCCCCGGATCAGGTTCGCTTCAAGGTTCATTTTGTGGGTGTAGGTTGGTTGTCTTTCAAGTTCAAAATCCTGTTCAAGAAATCCCGTGTTTGAAGGTATCATGTTCCGATCCTATCCATAACAACGTATTTCTGCCCGCCCTGTTGCCGGATCAGGATCACTTCATCACCGACAACCAACCCATTGTAAACGGTGATTTCGATCTTGCCCACGGCGTGAACGTGGGGCGGGGAAACGGGGGCGGTTGGTGCATCGGGCGGCGTTCCCCCCGTGTAATAGTAACTTTGAATATTCCCGGCTGAAATTTTGGTTTTGAAGTCCGTGACATTTCGGGAAAGAACAAGCTGCGCTTTCCCCAACGTCATTTTCTGTTCGACCAAAATTTGAAGCGGGCTTGTACTCGTTACCTTCCCGAAACACACTTCAACAGGCTTTTCAGCCTTTACCGCATCCGTGGCGGCTCTTTTTATCGTCTTTACCAATCCGACCGCATCAGGCAACGAATTCACCCCCTCTAACTGTCAATTCCATAAAATGTTCATCCAGCTTGAAGGTGTGCGTAACCTTTTCAACCAACATAAAGTTTTTCAGGTTCATATCACCCAAAGCCAAATTTATAACAACCATGCTGCCCGCCCGCACCCGTACATCGCCGAGCGCCTTTTTGATCGTAAGGTTGCGGGTCTTTTTGTTATATAGGGAAAGAAGGGCATCGGCTTTCGCCGCCCCGTTTTCACCCTTTGAAAGTGTATCGTAGAACTGCAACACACCCCATTTGTTTATGTTGGAACTGTCCTGCGAAATATAAACTTCCCGTTTCCCGGTTTCGTCATTGTCATAAGTCAGCTTTACTTTGTTGTAAGTGTCGCTGTCAATGCTGGAAGTGTATTCAAAATCTTCCCCGGTTTCTTCGTCTATCATCAAATATGCCCCCGGTTCGCCGACATACATTGAAGAAATGTTTTTTAAGGTCAGCTTCCCGAAATCGTCATACAGAACAAACATTTCTTTGCTGTTCTGCAACGTCAGATCAAGGGCATTTTCAATCATATCGAAAAGGGAAGTATTATCTTCAACCCGTGAAGCAATCACGAACCCGGTATCTTCGATTGTTCCCAAATTCAGGGAAAAGTCAGCCGCCAACATTTTTATAAGCTGTGAAGCGGTTTTGTTTTCGTAAACGTAGGTGTCTTTGTTGTTCAGGTATCGTAATTGATCGTAGGCGGTAACGCTGATAATCTGATCCTTATCCCGCTTTTTGCTGAACACGAACCCGAAAAACACGTTCTTCCCGTCAACACGCATCCGAACCGCTGAACCTTCCGAAAAGTCAAGAATATCGTCCTTGACAACCTTGAAGGTCAACTTTCCGGGGGTGCTGCGCCGCTCCGTTGACCATTCAACCCCTTCTTCCAAAATGGGCTGAAAAACCTTTGAACCGCTTTCGTTCGCAATCAAAAGTTCAACATTCAAAACGCTGCACCCCCTTTCAGTCAAATGTTCCGTTGTCAACCCAACCGTACACGTTGGACGATGAATCGGTGTGGATCAAGTGCCACGGGTGAGCGCCGCCATTGCCCGCACAATTCGGATCAAGGGTTATTTTCGCCTTTCCAGCCCGTGCGGAATATCCCTTTGCGCCGCTGTACGAACTGTAATAATGCGTTCCCCCGTGATAGTTCACAATATCGCCCGTTTTGTAGGTCTTTGAAGCGGGCGGCGTTCCCGCCCGTGGTTTTTCAACGGTTGCTTTTGGTTTCGACTGTGAAATTTTAATATTCACGGTCTTTGTTCCATAATCCCGGTACTGCTTCAATGATACCTTGACCGTCACATCAAAGCCATCTGTTGCCTGTTCCGTGATTTTGTAATCTTCCAATGATACCTTGATATTCGTTGAAAACAGGGCTTTCCCGGTTGGAAAAGCCCTTGAAACAATGAACTGAAACGGTTTCTTGCTTGTTTTCAACTTTTCAAAGTAGTCTAAAAAATACTTTGAATTTTTGAATCCCCCGTTGTAGGTTGCGAAAGGGTACTGAACATTCGGAAGCATACATTCAAAATCAATATCCGTCAGTTCAGCGGTTTTCAAAAGATTGATTTCCCCTTCGTTTATCAGGGTGATCGTGTCGTTTGCGTTGTTTATTTTGATTTCTAACTTCTTCGGGGCAATGGGAAGAAGGCATTTGTCCAAGTAGAAATCATATCCGCTTTTTCTTGCCATTTAATCATGCACCCCTTCCGTTATACTGTCCACGGCTTCATTGACGGCATCCGTCAAGCCGGAAACAACGCCGTCCAAATCCATGTTGGACGAAATATTATTGTTGTTCGTCTGTTCAATCGTGATTTCAGCGGTTGTGAACCGATTGACCGCTTCCTGCTCCGCAATATCACGCAAGTATTTCAAATCTTCTTCCGTAATATCCATGCTGTCAGCGATTGCCCCGGTATTGCCCGCTATATCATCAACCCCGCTTCCAATGCCGCCTAAATCCATTCCTGAACCGTAATCGGCAAGATTTGTGTAATCGTCAGCGCCGGGGACGTTGGTATCAAACAGGGAAGAAGGATCGAAATTTGCAATGCTTTCATCAATCCCTTCGCCGAAATTATATCCGGCATCCCAAGCCGCACCGTATTCAAATCGCCCCAGCTTCATATCATCGGCGTTCATTTTCGCCATGATTTCATCGCCCTTGCCGAATGTTTCATCAACCCAGCCGCCAAGCGAATCACGCCAGCCCTGAACTGCACCCGACAAATTTGAACCGAAAATCGCATCAATAGCGGAAGCAAGCGCCTGTAAAATGCCCAGCACCGTATCAGCCAAGCCAAAGAACAGGCGGCAAACCGCACCTATCGGATCGGTGAATACGTTTCCGATAAAATTTGCGACTTCGGCAACCAAGTTGTAAATAAGCACGAACACATCTACAACCAAGTTCCAAAGGGCAACGAAAATGTTTCCAATGAACGCAAGCGCCACCATGAACGCCCCGCAAATAATGCCTGTTGCGGAAACGGTTGTCCCGGCAAAATGGTTCACGGCTGCGACCGCCGCATAAAACAGGGCAATCAGGGCGATAATCAGAATGATAATCCACACAATCGGGCAAGCGTACAACGCCGCATTTAATCCCCATTGTGCCGCCGTATCTGCCATTGTTGCCCCAGTCAAGGCTGCATAAACCGGGACGGCAAGCATCTTCGCAAGGGTGGAAATACCCGTTGCAACCGCCATCGCAATTTCAGCGCCCTTCACCAAAAGCAACCAGCCGTAATAAACCGCAAGCGCACCAGCCACGCCGTAAACAATCGGGGAAATCCACGACCAATTATCGGCGATAACCGTTCCCACCTGTACCATCAAATCAAAGATTTCAAGCGCAATGCCAGCCACCATTGAAAGGGCTTCAACGGCGTTTTCGACAAACGCCTGAAATGCTTCGCTGTTCGCAATTTCATTCAGCCTTTGAAGAACGGGCTGAAACGCCATCAATGCGGTATTCTGAAAAGAAGTCCATATCTGCGAAAAGGTTTTCGGCATACTTTCAAACTTTGCGTTTGTTTCATCTGCCGCCGCAAACATAGCATTTTTCACGATTTCAGCGGTGATTTGCCCTTCCGCTGCCATATCTTTTAACTGCCCTTTTGGAACGTCCAAATAATCAGCGATTGCCTGAATGATATTCGGCGCTTGCTCCAAAATGCTGTTGTATTCTTCGCCACGCAAAACGCCTGAACCCATCGCCTGTGTGAGCTGCAACATTGCCGCATCAATGCCCGCCGCTTCTGTTCCGGCAATGGTAAACTGTTTATTCAACTGTTCCGTGAAAGCAATGATTTCTTCCGAACTGTTGAACGCATCGCCCGCCATAAGTCCAAGTTTGGAAACGGCATCGGCGGTTCGCTGATACGAACCCCTTGACCGTTCAGCGGAAAGATAAATCATGTTTTGCAAATCCTGTGTGGTTTGCAATCCGTCATTCATCAAGTTTAGCCGGGCGGTTGTGGAAGTAAGCTGATCCGACAAATCAAGGGCTTTTTGAACTGTTTGAACCGAAACATAAGCGGCAACAGCGCCCTTAATCATGTTCATCAAATTGTTTGCCTGTTCCGTTCCGTCCTCAATCGCACGGTTAAACCGTCCTTGTTCGTCCGTGTTGTCCCGGATATATCGTTCAGTATTGCCCACCGTCTGCGAAAGCCGCAAATATGCCTGATTTGCCGCTTCAACGTCCATGTTTTCAACGGCTCTGTTCAAGGCTTCCTGTTCCTGTACCGCCTGATCCAACTGCCCCCGCAACTGTTCCAGTTCGGCGTTTGCTTCGTCTGATCCAAGATTCAGGGGGTTGCTTTCTATCGCCTGAATACGCTGTGAAATAGCCGTCAGGCGGTTTTGCATATTGTTCATATCGGCAACAGCGCCAGCCGGGAACAAATCGGTTTGCGCTGCCGTTGCCGCAATGCGTTCCTGTGTGGTGTTCAAAGTGTTCAACATATTGTTTGCACTTTGAACTTCTTGCTGAAATCTTTCAACCCCTGTTCCCGTGAAAACTTCCATGTTGTCAGTTTGCCATTCAACAGGAACGGGAACAGGGGCGGGATTTTCAACCAGCGGATCAGGAACATCCGGGACAACTGGAATGTGTACCGGGGCGGTATTTTGTGGGGCGGCGGGTGTTCCCGTGGTAGGTGCATCGGCGTTCTGCATAGCCGCTTCCATGTTCTGAATTGCAATCGTTGCCTGATTTGCCGCTTCACGGGCTGCATCAAAAGAAGCTGTGTCAACGGGGTTATTCATTGAACGGTTCAAATCGTCCATAGCTGAAAGCCCCATATTGACGGCGCTGATTATCGAATTCAAAACGCCCGTGAAGTTATCTTGCAATTCAATAGCCGTGCGGATTGTTGCCATGCGGGATCACCTGCCTTTCCTGCCCTTTTTGGGCTTTTTCTTCGCAATTTCCTTTTCCTTCTTTTTGTCGTTATCCATCTTCACCTTGATTGCCGCCACAATAAAGGCTTTTTCGGCTTCGTCAAATTCAAGGAACTGTGAAGGTAGAATGTGAAGTTTGTGTAATGCGTAATACGCAAAATTCGCTTCCCAATCCCCTTCTTCAATTAGTTTTTTGCTTCGTTCACCTTATCTTCAAGGGAAACATTGAATCCCTGAAATTTCTGCACAAACGCCGCAAGATCGTTGTATTCGCCCGGATCGTCAACCATAGCCAAAAGCAAATCTTCCGGGGTTTTCACGCCGTAGGAATCCTGCAATTCGGCATCGTACAGATCAGGCATAACCACGGAAGCGGAAATCATTTTCTGAATATACAGGGCTGATTTCAGCTTCGGTCTGAACATATTCGGCTTGCCCGTCACGGGAACATCAATCGTACAGGCTTCACGAATATCTTCGTTTTCTTTGGAAGTGATATGTTTGAACTCCCATTCAAGGGGCTTCCCGTTCTCGTCACAAAGGGAAGAAGTTGCGGCGTAAAAACCGTTCTCTTTCACGGTCTTATTCGACTTCATAAATTTCGCAAATTTAGACATTGTTTTATTCTCCTTTACAGTTTATTACCCACGGCATAAAACCCCGTATATGAGCGTATATAACGCCCACGCACGGGGTTTTCGCCGCTTCGGATATATCGAGTTTAGTTCGTCAGAAAACCTTCCAAATCTTTGAAGGTTTCGGGCATCTTGAAATCCTCGAACGTGAAATCCATATCTTCATCAAGATATTCGCCGTCCGCATCGAATTTCGCCAAAATGCCGCCGTCAATGTTGCAATCCATAAGGATCATCGTCTGCCGCCCGGCTGCGGAAGTGGGATCTTCGTTTGAAATCTGAATTTCAAAATAAATATCCTCGCCCGTGTCCTTGTATTGCTGCATCATCTGCCGGAAAATGGAAGTGTTGTAATGGAAGGTTGCTGAACCCGTGCCACTCCAACCGCTTGCCTTATTGCCTTTCCCGGTCTTGCCCAAGATCGGAACTTCCGTTTTGTTCTTCTCAAAGTTCGCTTCAAGGTTGATAGCCTGCATGAAGTTATAGCGGCGTGTTCCAATCGTTACGAAACATTCAGCCAGCGCCGCAAAAACGCTGTCCTTTGCTTTCATAGTAACATTAGCCATTGTGTTTCACCCCTTCCTTTACGCCACGGTGACGGTCATATACAACTTATCCATCGCATTTACAACCGTCACATAATCGTTGACAACCACGGATTTCTTCGTGTTGCCCTGTTCAACGGTAACATCCGTGTCCTTGAAATCCTCAATCGCACGGATTTCCTGAAGCTGTTCGTGGTGCTTCACAATATCCGACCAAAGCGAAACACGCCCGGCGTTATCGTTCGGGACAACTCCAAGATACTTTGTATTGAACAGTACGGCAATATCGTTGCCGATCTGATCGATAACACGGATCGTCTGATTGTCCTTGAAAATATCGCCCTGTGTATCGGAAGTAGTAACCATGCTGTTAATATCACTCAACACACGGACATCCGAACCCACCTTATGAAGCGTGAATTCGCCCGCCTTGATTGCCTGAATAAGCTGATTTTGGGTCAGCTTCGTATCAACGGTAAATTCACCGTCATAAATGCGGTTCTGCACGGAACGGTTCACCGCACAACCCGCCTCAACACCAGTCACCCAATAAACAAGGCTTGCCGGGGAATATCCTGCATCCAGCGTTTTGTTCTTCACGTTGATCGTGCCGTAATAGTCAGCGGCTTTCTGATAAACAACCAACTGGAACTTGATACCCATTTCGTCACGCAAACGCTTATTGAACGCCGTATAAAGCCCCTTCGTGGTATCATCTTCAACCACAACGCCCATAGTGTTATAGGTGTAGGCTTCGATTGCATCCAAATACGCCTGATGTGCGTTACCGTCAACCTTGCCGTTTGCGCCACCCGTCAGCGGGGTTGCCGCCGTGATAGAACCTTCCTGCAATTCCTCAATCTTGAACTTCACAAAGGCGTTCGGGGTCAGTTCGTCAGCCGTTGCAACGGTCTGAACGTCCACAATCGCCGTGTCAAGAATCGTCTGAACGTCATACAGGCTTTCATCATCGGCGTTTTTCTGAATAGCAATTTTCAGATCATTGCCACGAATCCCGATATACAGGGCTTCCGCAAGATCGTTACTTGCTTTCTTGCCATCGCTGCCGGAAGTCAGCTTGTAAGCGTAAAGGGTTTGAGCGTTCAGGAAAAGATCACGCAACCCTTTCAGCTTGTCATGGGTGTAATCATACCCGAAAATTTCACGGCTGTTTTTCTGGAAATCGCCGTTGGTGACTTCAAAAACATCGCCGTCCACGCCCCAATCAAGTTCAAGGGGCATCGTTGCAATGCCCCTGTCCGCAAGGGCGGGGTTTGCGGAAGCTGCCGAAACGAAATTGATATAAGCGCCCGGCAATTCCTTATTCTGCAAAACAAAAGTTCCGCCACCTAATGCCATTTTATTTCACCTGTCCTTTCAAATAATTTTCAATCATCTGTTCCACGGCTTTAACCGTGTACGTTTCATCCGGGGAAAGAAGGGCGGTCAGAATATCCCGCCTGTCCCGGAAACGGTCAGCCGCAAGCAACTGATTTTTTGAAAATTTACTTTCAACAATTTCAGGTTTCTTTGCGTTTGCGGCTGCGGGCTTTTTTATTGCCATTCGTTTTCACCTATCCTTTCGCCGTTGTGTCGTGTGTCAGCGCTTCCATAATCGGGGGTTCGTCCTTCCTGATATATACGAAAGCATCGTAATTCACAAAGAAGTTCAAAACCCCGTCAACGAATTCGCTGTGCATTTTTGTTCCCATCGTCAGATCACCGTCAACCGTGATATACTCCAACGCAAGGAACAGGCGATCCGCAACATCGTTACATTCTTCTTTCGCCTTGTTCCTGCTTTTCGGGAAATACTGAATACAGAACGGATTTTCCCGGAAGTACCGTTTATCGAAAAACAGCCTGAACGTGGGATTGATACAGGAAATAAAAAAACAAGGCTCTTTCAAACCTTGCTTCAACTCGTTCGCCCTAATCGTGTATTCTTCGCTTTCCGCATTGAATTCCGCATCAAGGGCAACGCTGATCCCGTCAATTATTGAATTGATAGTCATTTCATACATTCCCCCAAATACTTCTTTATCTTTGCTTCAAGCACTTTCGGGGCGATTTGCTGAATCTCCTGTTCGGAAATCGTCAGCATGAACCGACCTTGAACCCACCCGCTATGATTTGCCGTTCGGTGTCCAAACTCCACATAAGAAGCATATTCGACCGGGTTGACAATCTCAATAACGAGCGTGTTCCCGTTGTGTTTGATTTCAAGGGAATCGGCATACGCTTTCGCATTGCCGCTCCCACCGCTTGCGGCTTCTTCGTGGGTGTTTGAAGTCCACCCACGCCGTAATGTGCCGCCTTTTTTACCTGTGCTTTTGGGATAAACCCCCACGGGCGTTCGCTTTATGACTTTGGCAAGCAACCGGGCGGCAAGTTCCTTCGCACATTCTTCAATGAACGCTTCAACATTGCCTTGCTGAATTTTGTTCAACTGCTTTTGAAGTTTTTTCAAACCAGCCGCCGAAAAGCTGCCCATCTGCGCCATCAAGCCCACCCCTTGAACAGTTCAAGCATGATTTCCTGATGTGTTGGATAAACGGCGGGTTCGCCGCTTGCGGAATATACCCCTGTAACGCCGTTTTGCGTTACAACAATCTTTGAACCCCCGTTTATATGGATTTCCGGCGCAAGGAACAGTTTCAAGCCCTGTGCGATTGCCGCTGCGGTTTCGGTTTGAACCACGGCGTTCAACTTCTCAAAGGACAATTTACAGGGCTGATCTTCAATTACGGCAATTTCTTCTTCATGGGTCAACTTCGTGTTTGGGTCTTTGATACTTTGGTTTTCATAGACGGTGCAAACCCCTTCGTAAGTGATTTCCTGCGCCCGCGGTGCCGCCTTTCGTGCGGCTTCAATCGCCTTTACCATCTCAACCGCCTATAACACGAAAACTGATCCCGTCCGTAAGTAAGAAGATAATTCAGGAAAGCGTTCAACCTCTGTTCGGGGGTCAAACTCGCTTCCCCGGTTGCAAATACGGTGTTGGTGTCCCCTTCCTGTATCTGCTTTACCGCATAATCTAAATCAAGCCCTGTAATATCGCCCGGTGAAAATGCTTTCTTCGCCGTGAGAAATTCACCGACTGCCATATCAATAGCGATACATTCCAACCCGGCGGGGATAGCTGCAACATTGCAATCGTTCTTAATTGTCCATTCGACTTTCTGAATACAAAACATCAAAACGGCTTCATCGCCGTCTTTCAGTTCATACCCAAACGATTTCAAGCGCTGCTTCACCTTTTCCAGCATTGGAATCACCGCCTTTACTCTGCGAACGTAGCGCCCCTGAACGTGAACTTGCCGATAGAAATATCATCAACAAGGAATTCAACTTCGGAATCCGCTTTCTTCGTAAGGCGAACCACGTTCAGCCTGTTATCGGAAAGTTTGCCGGATACCTCTTTCGTGTTGCCGTTCGTCTTGATCGTCAGGGTTTCGCCGCTCTGCGTTACCTCGAACGGGAAGAAATACCCGTCCTTATCCGCTCCCTTGCCGAACAGGGAAGAATAATCGGTGATGTGCTGGAACTCGCCTGTAACCTCGCAATCGGCGTTAATCTTCATGCCCTTTACAAGATCACTTTCCTTCTTCCCGCCGTAAGCGGTCAGCCCATCGCCCGGATTTTTACCCAAGCCGGGGGCATATACCCTCTTTGTTCCCTGTGCTTTCAGCCCGGTAATCGCACCGTGAAGGAACGCCGGACCGTGGGCAAGTCCAATCTGCCCGTAAATCTGAACCTTGTCGGAAGCGCCCACCTTCGCAAGCGGCTCTTCAAAAAGAACGCCCTTGCCGGGAACAGCCTGAAATACGGGGGCAATGTGCGCCACGTCCGCAATCAGAATCGCATCGGACGGCATAAAGCGATCCCAAACAACGCCCATCTTGAAGAAATCAGTTTCAATTTCGGTGATATTCATGCCGCCCACGTTCTGCGTAGTCTGCATATTCGCCTTGAACTGATCCGCATACAGGTTTGTAATCGCCTGTTTCAGAAAAGCGTTACAGAAAAGAACCATCCTGCCGAAATAAGCGCCGTTGCCCGCCATATCACGGAAAAGCTGATCCAGCATATCTTTATCAAGAACTTCGCCGCCCGCCGCAATGTGGTTTCCAGTAGGGGAAGAACAAAGTTCCAGCATACCACGGGTTTTGTTCGCAACGTCCGCACCCGTGGAAATCTGATACTTGCCCTGAATGAAGGAATATTCCACGTCACGGGCAATCTTGATAAGTTTCTGCTGAATCTGCCATGCCTTTTCATCGCCGGGGTTCGCCTGCTGCCCAGTGGTATTCAGCCCGGACATTCTGCCCGTGTTGGACTGCTTCGCATACGTCAGATCAATCACTTCCTGATGAATCTGAACCACGTTCTTTTCCTGCTCCCTCGCAATGTGGGACGCTTTCGGGGCAACAGCGGAATCCATTTCGGAAATTTCCGGCTGCCCAGCGGGCGGGAAGTCATAAAGAACCGCCGTAGGAAATTCAAAGTTGTTCGTCTGCTTGCCCCCGGTCAGCCCGCCGATCATGGAAAGAAACGGGGTCTGCGTGGGGTCAGCGGTAAACAGTTCGCCCGCATAGTTGGGCAAATTCCAAGTAGTACCGATACCCTGTACCTGTGCCATAATTTTTTCACCTTAACCTTTCTTTGTTGTTTACATCAGGATAACGCCGTCATTCGCCGCTTCCTGTTTGATTTTGATAACCTCTAATTGGTTATTGTTCTTCCGGGCATCCGCAAGGCGGGCTTCATATCCTGCCTGTGTGGAATTCGGAACGGTTGTTGAAGCACCGGGTTGAAAACCCGTAAACTGCTGCCCGGTCTGCTGCTGAACATCGAACATATAACCATCCGACTTTTTCAGGGCTTCAATCTGTTCGTCAAACCCGGTCAGCTTGCCATCTTCACCAAGTTTAATTTTGGTGTCGTCCAGCATAGCACGAACCGCCTTGATATTCTTTGCCTTTGCCCCGGTCAGCGCCATTTCCACGGCATTGTTGAACTTCAACGCTGCGATTTCCTGTTCATGGGCTTTCTGCTGATCCGCATTTGCTTTCTGCAAGTCTGCGATCTGCTGTGTCAACGCTGTGTTGTCACCAGCGGATTTCTTCAAATCTTCAAGCTGTTTATCCCTGTCAGAAACAGACTTCTTCGCCGTTTTCAATTCTTCGTTGACTTCGTTGAACCTTGCCTTTGTCACGAAATCCCCATCAAGGGAATCCATAACCTTCTTTGCCTGATCTTCCGTCAAGCCCATTCCAAGTAAATCTTCTTTCTTCATAATCGAACCATCCTTTCATTTACGTTGTTTTCCGTGGGTGACGAACCACGAATGAATCTTGTTCTTTACCGTCTGCAATGCAAAAAAGACGATTTTTGAAAAATGAGCATGAAAAAAGCACCCCTTGAAAGTGAACTTTCAAAAAGTGCTTTATTTCTTGCGTTTTTCCTGTTCGTAGAACTCGCATCGTGCGCCGTCAAAAAGAACTTCTTCCGGCTTGCTTTTGAAAACCTTGCAAACCCCCAATTTTGGAAGTCTGCCGAACGGCTCTCTTGTTTCGGCGAAAATACAGGTTTCACACCATAAAGCATTTACCTGTTTGCACCCGAACACTTCACCATTCAAATCTTTTGATCGGGAATCAGCCATTCAATCACCTACTTCCTTTATATCCCGGCATATCTTCAACAAATTCGTAACCTTTTTCGGGGTGAACTTCCAAATCAATGTAGATCGTACCGTTCGATTTCTCAATCTTCGTAATACGGTAATATGCGCCACGCTGGATAATCATTTCGCTTTCGTACCCGAATGTTGATTGTGGGTCAATGCCGTTCCATGATTTACCGCCACCGTTACCGAAAGCGGAAAACGGTTCAGCATACATCATTTGCGTACCCTTTGGGGCGTATATGTTCATAATCACATTGCCGGAAAAGCCCTTGCCTTTGGCAACGCCTGTTGAAGTGAAAGAAAAAATCCTGCTTTCACGGTCAACGAACTGTTGAAGTTGATCGTGGGTCATTCTGCCCAACGTGCCGTTTGGCAACCCAAGAAAACTTTCAATCGCTTCCGTACCACAACCACGCTGCAACCATACATCGAAATCATAAGTGGATTTGCTGATTATATCCGTCATGCTCTTAATCTCTTTGTATGCCCCTTCGTAGTTCAGATCGACATTTCCAACGCCTTTATTGTTGTAGTTGCCCCACCCGCCTTGAAAACCTGAAAGCGGGCGGTTGAACTTGCCTGAACCGGAAGTATAATCGTATATAGCGTGTCTTTCCGTGCGGCTTGCGGCTTGCCATACGTCCCCGCACACCTTCCGCAACTGTTTATCGGCTTCCTGTGTGCTTTTTGCCCACATAGCCGCATCTTTGCGGGCTTGCGTGAACGCATCATCCACCGCATCCATTATACCACCGTTTTCAAGTTTTTGCAAATCGCTTTGAACTTTCTGAATTTGCGATTGAACTTTTTGAAGTTCCGCTTGAATATCGTGATACGCCTTTCCTTCGGTATCAAGTTCCTGCACCTGTTTATACAGTTCTTGAAATTCCTTCATCTTGTCGGGGTCTGTTTCGGTAATGAACTTCCCTTCGTAGAACTGTTTTTTGCCCTGAATGTTCAAGCCCGCCCAATCAGCGGTTGTAACGTCCTTGTTATACCAAATCCCCGAATAGGTTTTGATTTCAAAATCGTCAAGCTGCTGTTGAAGGGCTTCTTTTTGGGCTTCAAGGTCAATTTGTTCTTTCGCAAGGGCTTTTTTCTGTTTGGCAATCAGCTTTTCATTCAACTTCACCGTCCATTCTTCTTTTTGCTTTGCAAGGGCTTCCATCTGCGAATGAAGGTCTTTCAGTTTCGTCAAATCGTCCCCGTCTGTGAAATCTTCTAAGCTGCCGAAATCTTTGATTGCTTCGTCATACGTCCAGCCGCCCGAAACGGTTTTGAACTGATTTTCCAAATCTTCAAGCTGCACATCGGCATCCGCAATCAGGGAATTCAGCTTCTTTTCGGTCAAATACACCTTCTTTTCCTTCGGCGGGGCTTCGGGTTCAGGCTCTTTGTGGTGTGAGTAATGAAGCGCCGAACCATCGTCCAGCACGTCAAACCCGGATTTATCGCCGCCATTTACGAACGTATCTTCCCAATCCTGATATTTCATATCGTCCGGGATATAATACGTTTTGCCCGTTTCTTCGTCCCTTGCCGCACGTTCCCCGATCTGCCCGAAATCATCGTCAAAATAGGGAACAGTAGTTGAACGGCAATAAACGTGAAAGGGCGGGGCGGTTGCCCCCGGCTGAAAATCAGTCATGGGAAAATGCTTTCCGTCCATCATGCGGCAAATTTCGGAAGTGTGAGAATCCAGCGTTGCCACGATTTCAAACTGTTCAACGCCCAATTCCTGAAACGCTTCTTTCTGCGCCGTAGAAGAAAAATAGGCTTCTTCCGTCATAACCAGCCGCCCGGCGTTGTGCTTTGAAGTGTTCATCTTCTTCGCAAGCGCATCAATCGCCTTTTGCGGATCAGCCCCAAGCATGATATTCTGTGAAAGTTCGTTATGAACTTCTGAAATCAGCTTGTCTTTGTTCTTCCAAATCCGTTCAGAAAAATTGTACCCGTCAGCCGCCCACGGTTTGGCAAGTACCTTTTCAAGCTGCGCTTCGTCAATCCCGGCAATATCCCACCCGATATTGAACCCCTTTTGAAGTTCGTAAACCGTGTGATAATAGCCGGAAGTGTAAACATCGGAAAGCGCCCCGGAAACGGTCAAGCCCTGTTTTGAAAATAAACTTTCAAGGCTCTGTTGGGTGTGGATTTTCAGCGCTTCCAGCTTTGAAATGTGATACTTTGCGGAAGCGTTTTCAAGTTCCTTCATCCAGCCGCCCGATAAAGCGTTATCCTGCCCATACTTGATATAATCCTGAACGTCCCACTTAAATTCTTTCAGGTCTTTCCCGGTCAGCCATTGCCGGGCTTCCGCAAGGGTGATCCCGTTGTTTTTTGCAAACCGCTGATACCACGTTGAAATCTGCGCTTCAAGCTGCTTTTGGGCTTGCCTGTACTGCGCTTCAATCTTCTTCAAGGCATCTGCGCCCTGTTGGTTTTGGGCATCTTCAAGCTGTGTGAACCGCTGCGCCCAATAATCGGCGTTTTTCATTTCGGATCACCGCCGTTTCCACCTTGCGGCGGGCTGTTCGGCTGCTTCGGCTGCCCGAATGGATCATACTGTTGCGCAAGGGCTTCTTCCTGTTCCTTTTCTTTCTGCTTTTCCAGTTTGTCAAGTTCATCGGCGGGATCGTCAACCCACGGGTGATTTGCAATCAGGGTTTCATCCGAAAGAATACCAACGGATTTGCCGATATTGTCAATCACTTCGGATTCATTGATAAGAATATCCCTGTTGAAAATGATATTCACATCTTCGTTTTCAAAGTTCCCCCGCCCGGTATTGGCAAGGTGAGCATTGACGAACCAAAGGATTTCTTCAAAAGCCGCTTGCAACTCCGTTTCCATATCGTTCGCATCCAAATCAATATCTGAATACATGGATTGAATGTTCATTTGGTTCGGGTTGCCGGAAAGCCGATCATCCTTCGCATCGTAACCCATAGCGTTTTCAATTAACGCCTTTTTGAAAATCTCCACAATCGCCTTGTAATTTTCGGCGTTCACGGTGATTTCAAGGGTTTCAACGCCGCCCTTCGTTTCGCCGTCATAGCGAACTTTGACCGCCCCGAATGTGGCAAGGTTGCGCCGGAATTCGCCCAAATCCTGCCCATCGTAGTTTTTCAGAACAAGGATTGTGTTTCGGGCATCTTCCTGCATACTGTTTGTGAAGTCCGAAAGCATAACATTGATCCCATCCTGCAAGGATTTCACCTTTTTCAACAGGGGGATTTCCTGTTCATTGTACTTTAATGGGATCAGCGGAACACGCTGCCAGTTCAGCGGCTTGCCGCCACTCATAACGTAGGCGCAATCCTGTTCTTCAACGGTCAGGTCAGGGATCAGCACGTTTCCATCAAGAATATAACAATGAATTCCCTGTAAATCGTACACTTCCACCTTTTCAATGATAACGGGCTTGATACCGTCATACCCCGCCACCAAATAAAGCCGAATTGCCCCGGCTAAAATCGTGTGTTCGCTATCTTCCCAAATCGGAAGGATTTCATAACCGGGGAACAGACGAAAGCGGAATTCGCCGTTCTTGTCGTAATACGGATAAAGCCACGCAATGCCATGATTTAACGCCGCCTTGCCGCCATTCTTCAATGTCTGCATGAAGCGCTTATTGAAAACTTCTTTCAAAAGTTCAACATACAATTCATTTTTTCCTTCGATAGCAAAGGGTTGTCCCAACAGGTAATCTGCTTTTTGGTTCACCATCTTTGCGTACTGATTATCTATGATCTGATTGTTGGGCAAGTTTTCAACAACTTCCAGCTTGCCGCCCTCGCCGATCATTGTACGCTTGCGGGAAAGAATATCGTGTTCATTCTGATAGTAAAGCTGCCCTTTGATCTGCATGATCCTTTCCGGCGAACCCTTCCAGCACATAATCTGTTGTTCAAGAAATTCTTTGTTGTTCATATTCGATTTGAACCCGAAAAGAACAAAGTTGGAAATCTTGTTCAAGGTCTGTTCAAGCACATTCAACTTTTTCACCCCTTTCTATCGTATAATAATGACAAAAGCCCGAAAACACGGGGTTTTCAAGGCTCTTTGTTACTAACCTGTTATTTTTACTCAAAACTGAACGCTTCGCCTTTGCTGAAATCTTCCAGCGCATAGCGCATCGCATCCATCAAATGGTTAAAATCGTCAATCGGCTTATTCAGGCGCTTCCCGGTCTTTGTGTCCGTGTCCCAAGTGTAGTTTGAAATCTCCGTCAGGAAGTTCACGCACCGGGGATGAATGATAATGTGGAAGTCCTGTATATAATCAATGCCGTTGTTTATGCTGTCTTTGCCCTTTCTCGCTCTGTGAATGTGGGAAAGTCCCAAATCATACAGGCGATCAATGGATTTCGGTTCGGCTGAATCTGCCCGGATTTTCTCTTTTGCATATCCGGCTTTCGTAATCTCCGCATAGATCGCTTCGTTACTCATGCCCTTTTTGTAAATTTCATCGAAAACCCATATCGTTTTTGCGGTAACGTCAATCAAGCCGCAAAAGAAAGCGGAAGGATCGTTCGTATATCCAAAGTCAAGCCCGAAAGCGGATTTCACGCTTGCCATCTTCCGAACCTTGTCAATATCGAACGCCTTTTCTTCCCAATTCTCGAAAATCAGCCCTTCCACAATGCCCCAATCACCCAAGCCCGCCACACGGTAACGGCGGGGGTTGTTCAGGCGCATTGTTTCAAATACCTTCAAATCGGCTGCATCCAGCCATTCATTGCAAAGGTAGTTCGTTGTCATTGCAAGGGTTTCATCGTCAGGGTTGTCAAAAAAGCGGGCTTTAATCCAATGGTGTTCATTCCACGGGTTGAACGTCAGGGTGATTTGTTTGAACAGCCCTGTTTCTTCCGGGATAGCGCCACGAATGGATTCATCAAGCATATTGAAATCATCTTCCTTGCCGATCTCGTATGCTTCTTCAATCCACATCCAGCACAAATAACCGTGTTCGACCGTGATTGACGTTACTTTCAGCGGATCATCAAGCCCCCGGAAATAGATTTTCTGCCCGGTTGGAAGATAGGTCATTTCAAGCGGGCTTTCTTTAATATCCCAAAACGCTGCAACCCCCAAGCGGTTTATTGCCCATTTCAGTTCAGTAAAACAGGAATCGTGCAACGTGCGAAAAACCTTGCGCACCACAAGGGCATTTGCTTCCGGGTACTGCATGATATTGACGATAAACCAAAGGGCGGTTGTTTTGGATTTCTTTGAAGCACGGCTTCCCTTGCAAATTCTGTAACGCCCTTTCCAGCGCCAAAATGTGCCGTACCCTTTACCCACATATTCAGGAAGTGAAATGCGCTTCGCTTTAATCTTCAAGCAAATCACCCCCGGATATTACAACCGGGATAGCGCCCCCAACGTCAAGATTATCTTTGAACAGCCCGTAACGCTTCCCGATCAGTTCAGCCGCCTTGATCCGCTCTTTCGCCGCAACGTCAATATCGGTGATTGTCTGCACACCTTCACCGACCAGCTTCAAAACCTGTTCGGTGTGCTGCCCTCTCATAACGGCGGTAAGGTATTCAAGAACTTCCTGCGCATCGGCGGTTTTCTCATTATGGATTTTTTCAAGCTGTTCTTCAATGTAGGCTTTCAGTTCAGGTTTGTTCAGGTTTTCATTCCCGATTGAATAAGCCGTTTTCGGGGAATATCCTGCACGGATTGCCGCCTGTTTAGCGTTGCAATCAATCAGGTATTCGTCACAAAACCGTTTTTGCCTTGCGTTCATAGCGGCAACCCCTTTCTTTCAAAATTCGCTCCCTTAAAAAAGTTCCCCCGGAAGGTAGGAGGTCAGCACGGTTGCCCTGTTTCCGTGCCTATGAGCGCCCTTCCGGGGGAACAAAAGGAAAAATCGCCTTTCATAAGACGATTTTTCATCTTATAGAATATCATTTCGGGGTGTAGGTTTTCAATAGGGTGTTGTAGGTTCTTTGAAAATCCTGCAACGCATAGCCGTGAAGTTCCCTTGCGTACTGATATGTATAATTCAGTTCAACGGAAATCGTTTCAAGGGATTTGAATTCTACATATCGCCGAAACAGGATTTCAACATATCGGGTATCTTGCAAGCCCTGTATTTCGTTTATGATTTTGTGCTTTTCTTCAACGTACCTGTTGATTTCGGCGTTGATCTGCTGTTCAAGTTCTATGATTTTCAGCACCGGGCGCACGAAAGGCGCATCCCCGGAAGGGCTTGACTGCACACGTTCTTTTGAATAGTCAAAGCCCCCTGTGCTGCTTGCGGTCAGGCGCAAGTCTGTTATTTCCTGCTGTTTCTGTCTGATTATCGTGTCAAGGCGCTTCAAGCGCTTCAAATAGTCTTTCGCTTTCATGGGTACAACTTCCTTTCTTCATCTTGAACCGAAACATGAACCGCTTCAAAGTTCGATATTTCAAGGGTTTTTTGATTTGCGGTTCAAGTTCAAGATCGTTTTTTCTTTACTATATATTTTTCTAAAATCAACGCAATTTAGCGTTGAAAATTTCAAATAACAATAGAAATAAAAATCATCTTGAACCAACTTGAACCGCAAGCCGAAAACCGCTGTGTATCAAGGCTTTCAAGCGGTTCAAGTTCCCACAACTACAACTTGAACCTATCTTGAACCAATGTCCCCAAGTTGAACCGCATCGCAAATTTCCCTGATCCAGTCCTTGCGGGCAATCTGTTCAATCCAACTTTCAGGAATTCCGGCTTCGCCGCCTGTGCCGTAATAAATCCCGGCAAGCCCGCCCGCAACTGCCGCCACGGTGTCGGTATCTTCGCCCAAATTCACGGCGGCAAGAACGCAATCCCGGTATGTTTCGGTATTCAGAAAACACCAAAGCGCCGCTTCCAGCGTGTCAACCACATAGCCGGAAGATTTTACGAACGTCCGTTCCAACCATTCAATTTGTTCCAGTTTCCCGAACTCCGAAAGTATTGAAACATTGTCAAGCTGTTCTTTGTAGCGCTGAATTCCTGCAAGCACGGCAACATCGTTCGGGCTTCCTTTCATAAGGTTTTCCACAATCGCCGTATAAATCATACAAGCGAAATCGGAAATGAAATGTGCGTGTGTCAGGTGTGCCACGTTCAGAATTTGTGCCTGTTTATCGCCGTTATCGGGCAACATCGCCACGGGAAGAATACGCATCAAAGCCCCGTTCCCGTTGTCCATGCGGGTTTTGCCGCCGCAATCAAGCGGTTTCGTGCCTTTGGCAAAGCGGGTGATTGCCCGGCGTGTAGCGCCGCCCACATCAAAAACATCCCCGTAAGGCGTGAACCAGCCATCTTCAAGCCAATCAAGAAAGTTCTTCATAATATCAGCCGGAACAACCTTGCCCATTCGCCCCATGCTTTCAACCGTTGCAAGGGTCAGGCTGCTATCATCCGACCATGTACCGGGTTTCTGATTGTATGTTCCGAACCCGATCATATCCGTCACTTTGTAGGTATCACGCTTCCGAAATTCCACGGGAACGCCCAGCGCATCACCCACAACCAGCCCCATAATTCCGTTATAAAATTTACTCATGTTCAGCACCCCTTTCAAAAAATTCAAGATTGTTCAATTTCGGGTTCCATCTGATAAAACCGTCCCGGTTTTCTCTGAAATTCGCCCTGTTATTCAAGAACAGTTCAAGCAAGCGAATAATCAGCTTGAAATTGAACCGCTTTTTATGCTGTGTCAAATCGTCCTGCACATATACGAAAACATCTTCAATATCCTTAATCGCTTTCGTATATCCCCGAATGAAATCACCTGATAACCATTCCATAATCACACCCCCAAAATACGGGCGGCAATCATATCCGCTGTGTGGGTGTAAAGCACGTTCGGGAATTGGGTGCAAGCCCTTCCGTAACTGTTCCAGTTTTCTTTTTCATCGAAAGCGCCCATGTGCCACCTGATACAATACATTTCTTCTTCCGTAAGCTGCATATACCTTTGAAGCATAATCACGGATTTTTCGCCGTGTCCGGGAAGAAGGGTTGCATTGTTATATTCCCACGCTTCATTTTCGGTTTTGTGGTAGTTTTCCACTTTGCAAATATCGTGAAACATTCCCACGATCAGCGGGCTTCGCCCGTCCTTCCATTTCAATTCAAGTCGCTTCGTAAGCGACAAAAGGGAATTCGCCACGGTCAAGCTGTGATCGAACAGCGCCCCTTCATAAGCGCCGTGGTGGTGAATGGAAGCGGGGGCGGTAAAGAATCCCATGCCCCGCAAATCGTCCACGAATTCACGCTTGAATCTGTCCGGCATACAATAACACATTGTTTTATTGAACTGTTCAATTCGATCCTGTTCGCTGAAAAAATTGATCTCTTTCATGTTATCTGAACTCCCTTCCTGTTTTCGTGTCTTTGATTGCAATTCGTTCAATCAGTTCAAAACCCGCTGAACGAATAATGAATTTTAGAACTTTAATCAGCTCCCCGGTTTTCCGTTCCAGTTCGGCATCTTCCTTGATAACGTCCTTTGTTCCGTAATATGCCGTTGGATCGGGATAACCTTCATTGTTGTAATATGGATTTCTGTTCATTCGCTGCCCCTTTCAATTTATCCACTTAATCACGGGATCGCCCCGAAAGCCCTTTTCCCAAACGAACCACGCATAACAAATCGCATTATTTGAAGTGTACTTTTCAAAATTGCCGTTCATAGCGCAATTCAAGCGGGAAGAACTCACATATATTGTTTTCGGCGGGTTATGTAGGAAGAATTCTTTTCGCTTCTTCCCTTCAAGGAAAGTCAGCTTCAAGAACATTGCAACCTTCCTTCCCGTCTGTACGCTTTCAAGCGCCCGTTGGATAAATTCAAGGGCGTATTTGTAAGGTGGATTTGTGATTATATCCCCTTCAAAATCTTCAAGCGTATCTTTCAGGAAATCCAGCGGTTCAGGATCGCCGAATCCCCGGTAAATCAAATCGGTGCTGATAACCTCGAACCCGTGTGCTTCAAGCACCTTTGACAAATGCCCTTCGCCGCAAGCACATTCCCATATAACCGGGGCAAACTGTTCTTCCGCAAGCAATAACTCCATCGCACGGGGTTCAGTTGCGTAATAATCGTGCCGCTGCCGTTCCTTGTCGGTGTGGTTGGAAGCGCCCAAAGTTGTATAAACCGTTCTTTGATTGCCTGTCCAATCTTTACTTTCCGATCTCTCTCTCTCTCTCTCTCTCTCTCTCTCTGTTCATTCAAAGAATTCACCTTCCTTAATCAGCACGAACAAAAATTCTGCACTTTTTCCCGTTGATCTTGCGGTCAATAATCTTAAAGTTCAAAATTCTGTTCACTTGTTTTGAAAATTCAATGTTACTCATGGGCTGCAAGCTGTTCGCAAGGCAATATTCCTGATAACGCTTGTAAACCTTGTTCGTGGGTTCGTTTTCGATTTGGAAATCTTCATCTTCACATTCCCGGAAAAATCCCAAAATCGGATTGTTGTTTTCTTCGTATTCGTCCATTTCCTTTTGAACACGGGTGGAAACGGTGAATTTGCGGTTCGTCATAACACGCTTCAAACCGTCAAGCCCCAAGCGGATCAGGTATTCCATACATTCAGCGGATTTCAGCTTATATTTGATATATGGGTCAAAATCCGGGGAATCCGCTGAAAAGGTTGCATCGAATGGAATGATAACCAAACGCCGCTGAACCGCCCCGGTTTTGTCCTTAATGCGGGGAATGTTGTTCGCTGAAAACAGGAACTTTGAATAATTGTTGAACTCGAAAGGATCACGCCCTTTGCGTTCGGCTGATACTCTGTCACCCGTAACCAGCTTGCGGAAAATTGAAGCATTGGCAATGAATTCATCCCCTATATCATCGCCGATATTTGCCAGCTTGCCGAATAGCTCTGCGGTTTTGAACCTGTCCCCAAGTTCTTTCAGGTCAAGGGAAGCAATATTCTGTTCCCCAAGTAAATTCTGAACCATCGAAAGGAAGGTACTTTTGCCGTTGCTCTTATCGCCGATCAGGATAAACGCCCGCCCCAATTCGTTTCTGCGGTAAAAGCAATATCCAATCGCTTCTTCCAACAGCGCCCGAACTTGCGGATCATTGCAAGAAAGGCGGTTCAGGGTATCGTCCGCAACCTTTGAATAAGCATCGGGGTTGTACTTCCACATGATTTTATTCGTGATAATGTGTTCCGGGGTAAACGGTATGAAAGAATCGTCCAAAATGTTATATAAGCCATTTTCAAAGGCTATCAAATTGGCATCTTCCGGCTGCGTGTTGTCCCGGATCAGAATATTCAGGTAAGCAAGAACTTCCGTCCGCTCTGTTTAACTGTGGTATGTGTTGGATCATAGCGCTTTCAATTTCACTTTCGCCGGAAATGTAAATGCCGTTTCGGTAAAGGTGTAATTGATTGTTGATCTTGATAATGTGCTGATTGTTCTTCAAAAATGTTGCGAACTTATCAAACAGGAAGGTTGAACCCATGAAGAAAACGGGCTTCTTAAAGGCATCATCCCTTAAAATCGTGTTGATTTCATCGTCAGAAAGCGGAACTTTCAGCACAAAACGGTTTATGATCCTGATTGTGTCCCTTGCTTCTTCAACGGAAAAATCGTTGCTTTGCAAGGTCAGAATGTAATTAAACAGGCTTTGATTTCTGCCGTCCCCGGCATCCATGTTCAGGAATTCCATGTTTGATTTTACCGGGTGCATCCAGCGGGGAAGTGCCTGTGCTTCTTCGTTTTCAGCGGCATCGTATAAAATTTCCCGGTCTTTTCCGTCAAATTTCAAAACTTCGTAGGAATTCCGTGTACCGATTTTTATATCAGCGGTCAAACCAATAGCCAGTCTGCAACCTGTTTTGTTTGTTGGTACTCCGCTGTTCTTGAACAAGAAATGCTTTCCCCGGCTTGTACGATAAACCCGGCAAGCAAGGGAATGTTCTTGCACCACTTTGAACAGTATTTCGGAACTGTCGAAATCGTCTACATCGACCAAAATTGTATCAGGGGATAAAACCCCGGCATATTCCGGCAAAGATTGCACCTGTTCAAAGGTTTTGAAATCTGATCTGCCCTTGAATTTTTCAACGCATTTCTTGTTTTTGGTTTCAACGTAACCTTTGAAGAACAAATCCAATCACCGCCCTTTACAATAGTTTCAAGTATTCTTCAAATCTCGCTTTCGACTGTTGAAGATACTTCGCTTCCCGTTCCGCTGTCTGTGCCTGAACGATATTACTTTCATATTCCGCTTCAAGGCGGCTAAAAGGATCGGGGGCAAGCCCCTTTTTCTTCCGTTCCTTGCGGTCTGCTTTGATCTGTTCTTTCAGGTCTGCCGCTTTCATCCGATATGTAGCGGCTTTGTTCCGCAATTCTTCCGCTTCTTTCGGAAGGTTCGGAATCCGTTCTTGAAAGTAAACTTTCAAAGTTTCCCGCAATTCGTCCCTGTGCTGCCAGTCTAATTCAATAACTTTCAACAGTTTATTGAACTTTGCTTTCGTACAGGGGAAAAACCGATCCATATTGATATTCATGTACCCGGTTTCCCACTTGATATATAAAATCTGTTCCATCATATCACCCCGAAATCTTCCAATCGTTTTTTCGCAAGGTCTATGTACCATTGTTTGTCAAGCTGTTCGGGAACTCGCACCCCGTTCACTTCTTCGTTGAAAATGAAGCAATGTTCCGGGGAATTGGGTATCTTTGCGGGTCTGCCCGTTGTCGCATGAACTTTCTGCACCCCCGCATCCGAACGGTTCTTTGAAGCAAATATCCTGATACACTTTTCCTTGATCTTCCTGTTGCCGTGAAGAATGTGCGTATATTTGCCGCTGATTTTGGAAACAAGCTGAAATTCCTTCAAATCGTCACATTCCCGCACGGTTCTTTCAACCGAAACGCCGTGAACCATGAATTCAACCAGCGCCTTATTGATAATCGGTAAATCGTAATCCAGCGGGGAAAGTTCCTTCACATAAGCACCTTTCGATTTCCAATGCCCCCACGAATCAAGGATAATGTAATTGTTCACGTCCTTTTGAAAGATTTCCCGGTATTCGTCAAATTCCAGCTTTAACCCGGTTCTAACTTCCCATTCGTGGGCAACATCATCAATCAGGT